CTTGTTTGCCTTCTCCGACACCACGTCGATCTCGGTGCCGAGGTCATTGATCTCGTCGTCTATTCTCTTGGTGTCGCTCAGCTCGGAGATTATGAGGTCGCATGTCTGAACGACGGACTCCTTCCTGTCTCCGAGCGAGTTGTAGGCCTTGAGGAACAGCTCTTTTATCTGCCCCTCGCTGAGGTGGGGCGTGCTGCACCTTTTCTTCCCGTCGGAGAACTTCTCGTCGCATTGGTATATGACCCTCCTGTATTTGTCCGAGGTCGAATGCCAGACTTTGGGGCCGTAGCTCGCCCCGCACGCACCGCATTTGACCTTCCCGAGGAACATGTCGGTGCTGACGTGGTAGCCCTTCAGCGAGGCTCTTTTCGCAAGCTCAAGCTGGACGGATTCCCAGTCATCGGGGCTGATTATCGCCGGATGGCTGTTGTGGACGTAGTATTGAGGGACCTCGCCCTCGTTCTTCTTCAGCTTCTTCTCGAGGAAGTCGACCGTGAACCTCTTCTGCAGGAGCGCGTCGCCCTTGTACTTCTCGTTCTTGAGGATCGAGAGGACCGTCGATTGCCTCCACTTGCTCAGTCCCCTGGGCGTCTTGATTCCCCTTCCCTCGAGCTCCCCGCATATCGAGGCCGGGGTCTTTCCGCCAATGAAAAGCGAATAGATCAGCCTTATCGTCTTGGCTTCGTCCTCGACTATCTCTATCTTCCCGCCCTCGTTTTTCCTGTAGCCGAGGAAGCTGGAGTATGCGAGGTGGACCTTGCCGTCGCTGAACGACTTTCTCTGCCCCCAGGTGACGTTCTCGGATATTGACCTCGATTCCTCCTGGGCGAGCGAGGACATTATGGTTATCAGCAGCTCGCCTTTCGAGTCCATCGTGTAGATGTTTTCCTTCTCGAAGTAGCATTCGACCCCTTTGTCCTTGAGCTTTCTTATGGTGACGAGGCTGTCGACCGTGTTCCTCGCGAACCTGGACACCGACTTGGTTATGATGAGGTCTATCTTCCCGCCGAGCGCGTCCTTTATCATCTCGTTGAACCCGGTCCTTTTCTTCGTGTTGAGGCCCGAGATCCCCTCGTCCGTGTAGACCTTGACGAAGCTCCATTCAGGATTGGACTTGATTCGCTTCGTGTAGTAGTCGATCTGCGCCGAGTATGAGGTGAACTGCTCGTCGCTGTCGGTTGAGACCCTGGCGTATCCTGCGACCCTTCTTTTTAGGCCGGAGGAGGCGATAGGCTGATGCGTCGAAGGATTGATCTTCGGCGGTATGACCGTTACTTTTGGCATGATTCTGCCTCCTTTTGCCCTTTCGTCTTGATGCTGGCCTTCCGCCTCATCTCGTCGGTCCACGATAGGGACCTTGATTTGTACGACCATCGGTATTCGGCCTTTTCCCGATCGCTCAGCTCATAGACGAGCAGGTTGTTGGGGTAGACGACGACTTGCCTCACGCTCTCGTCAAAGGAGCCCTTGCTGAACGACTCTGTCCTGAGGGCTTCCTTGAACCCCTCGATCAGCGCTTCCTCGGGGACGTTCTTCGAGGAGCAGGACGACTTGCCCTCGTTGCTGCGCCTTGCGCAGGTCCAGACGAACTTGTCGTGGTTCTTCTTCCTTATATATGACCAGCCGCACACGCCGCATCTGATTTTCCCCTTGAACAGGTTTTCCTCCTTGTTCGCTTTGTTGGAATGGAACCTCTTTGTCCTTCTCGCCATTTCCTCCTGGGCCGCCATGAAGGTCTCCTTTGGGACGATGGCCTCATGGCTTCCTTCGACATGGTACTTGGGAAGGCAGCCGTCGTTCGCCCACGATCGCTTCTCGATGTAGTCCCTCCTGTATGTCTTCTGGAGCAGAAGCTCGCCCATGTAGATGTTGTTCTTCAGGATGACCCTGATGCAGCCCATGTCCCATTTGGCGTTCCCGAATCTCGTCAGCCTTCCTAGCTCTGTCAGCCTTTTGGCGATTCCCTGGAAGCCCATGCCGTCGATGTAGAGCTGGAATATGAGCCTTACCGTGTCGGCTTCCTTGGGCTCAATGACTAGCTTTCGGTCCCGCATCCTGTAGCCCAAAAAGGTGGCGCACCAGATCTGCCCTTCCTGGAAGTTCTTCCTGATTCGCCATTTCATGTTCTCGCTGACTGATTTCGCCTCTTCCTGGGCAAATCCCGCCAGTATCGATATCATCAGCTCGCCGTCGCCGCTCAGCGTATGGATGCTCTGCTCCTCGAAATAGACGTCGACCCCCAGGAGCTTCAGCTCTCGGACCGTCTCGAGGAGAACCACCGTGTTCCTGGCGAACCTCGATATGGACTTGGTTATGACGAGATCGATCTTCTTGGCCCTGCAGTCGCCGATCATCCTGTTGAAATTCTCCCTGTCGACCTTGGTACCCGATATCGCCTCATCGGAATATATCCCGGCGAACTCCCAGCCGTCATGGCCTTGGATCATGTTGCTGTAGTAGCTGACCTGATAGGAGAGGGAGTGGAGCATGGCGTCCTTGCCGGACGAGACGCGCGCGTAGGCCGCAACCCTGGTTTTTCTCTTTATCTCTGGGAATGCCTGTATCTTCGTGATTTTTGTATCCATTTTGTCGTTCTCCTTCCGTTCATATACATCGCTCTAAAAGGAGGTTTTATCAAGCTGGCTTTTTCGGTAGATGCTGTTGTTCCCGAGCCCGTATTTCTCAGCAATCTTCGGCTCGAATCTGGGATAGTCGCTTTCATCGAGGATGCCTTTCCTTATGAGCGACTTCAGCGCGCTGATCGCCGCCAGATATGACTCGTACCCCGCGAGCCTATCTTTCCCCATCGCCGCTCTCCTGGGCACGGTATCTGGCCTTTATGTAGCATTCGTGTGAGCAGTACTTCTGGCCCTTGTGCGAGTATGACGAAAACTCCCTGCCGCAGTATGAGCAGATTCTTTTCTTGCCGCTCGGCCTGGCGAGGGTTTTTCTCCTCTTGTTCCACCACTCGCTCCTGCATCTGTCGCAGCAGAAAGCCTTTCTGTGCCCGCCTTTATTGTCTATTTCCTTACCGCAGTTCCTGCATGAGCCGGCATTAGCGCTTTCGCCGCTGGATCTTCTGATGGCCGATTTGACGGTGTTCAGGGAGACGCCAAGCTCCCTGCTTATCCTTTTCGCCCCGTATCCCTTGGCCCTGAGGCCAAATATCTGCTCTTTTGCATCCGCCATGATCCAGCCTCCTGAAGATTCCCTTCAAGGGTTAAAGAACAGCGAGGGCGGAAACGGGTAAAAGCCCGCTAAAAAAGCAGGCGTTGCGGGATTTATTTAGATAATGAGCTTAGTCTTCCTTCAGCGCGTCGATCGCCTTGGAGATCTTCTTCCTCTGGCTTTCGCTGAGGCCGCTGATTTTGTCTTCCAGTGACTTCTTGAACGCGGATTCGGGGGCTTCGGTCTTGGTCAGGGTTATCCTGTCGCCTTCGCAGACGACCTCCACGTACTCGCCGCTTGCGAATCCGGCTTCCCTCAGCCATTGGCCCTTCAGGATGATGGTCGGGACCGGCTCGTAGTTGCCTCCGCCCATGGACTGCTCGTAGATTTTAAGCTTTCTAGACATAATGGTTATCTCCTTCAAGGGAAAATGCCCCTCTATATACATATAGGGGTCCAAAGACGTTTTTTTACCAAAACTTTTTTAAATTATACCATGAAGGCACAAAAAAAGACCTCCGGCCGGGCATTTAAGCCAAGCAGGAGGTCAGATAGTTAAGCGTTCTTCAGAGTGTCGATTGTAGCCTCGACCTGGGTTGTGATCCATTTGTCGAGGTCGCCGTAGTTGGCCTTGATGTAATCGGTCAGGTCGGTCCCGAGCTGGGACTTGATGATCTCGGTCGCCTTGCTCAGGGCGGTCTTCTGGGCTTCGGCGTCGAAGCTCCCACTTTTCTTCAGGGAATCGACGTAGGTCTGGAACACGGACTTGACCGCGCTCAGCACTATTTCCGAGGCCTTTGACAGAAAGGCGGCTGCCTTCTCGTCCTTGACCTTTGTGCCTATCCATTGGACGAGCTTCGATCCAAGCAGGCTGATGAGCGGGACGACCACCGCCGTCACGACGACGCTAAGTATGTTCAGCAAAATGTCATTCATGTTCTTTTCCTCCTAGATTGTGAATGTTCCCATCAGATATATGATGGTTGACCTTCTCCTCGACCAGGATGAGCCTTGCGTGAAGGTCGTCGTATTTGGCCTGGAGCTTGTCGAGAGACTTCTCTATCCTGTCGATGGACGACTTGATGTAGCCAACGTCGGAAAGGAGCACCCCCTCGCTTTTGCCGTCCTTCTTCTCATCGACCTTGGAGTTTCGGTGGAAGGCGAGGTAGGCGAAAAGGATGCTGGACAGGGTCCCGAGGACGCCGATGAACGTGAGCACTATTTCAATTTCCGTCATTTTCCAATCCCTCCTTCAGGGCTTTTATCTCCGCAAGATAGCCTCCGATCTTGTTTCTGTAGATCTCCCTGCCGACGGCCCCGCTGTAGTTCTTCTTGAAGCTGAGCATCTCGGCCTTGTATGAATCGGGGATCGTCGTGTCGTACTTCCCCGTTTCCTTGTGGCTTTCGAGCTGCCCCCTTATCCTGATGACGTGGTAGAACCTCTTGAGAGGGACCTCGCTGTCGATGTAGAGGAACATGAAGTAGCTGTAGACGGACTCCAGATACCTTGGGAGCGATGCGGTTATGTCGTACCCCACGAACTCGTCGTATTCCTTCTGGTAGCCCGGGTTGAGGTAGATGAGCGTGTCGTCTATCCTGCATTTGTCGTCGATGAAGAGCCTGTTGTACTCGCTCATCGAAGGATCGGCCTTCTGCCTTTTCATCATGTAGTCCTTGCCGTATATGAAGAGGTCGAAGTCCGCGCACGAGGTGTGGATGTAGCCCTCGAACCCGTCGGCGAACACGTTGATGTCCGTGTCGGATACGCTTTCGTCGTACGAGTCGTAGGCTATCGACCCGCCGAAGTACATGAACATGATCGTGTAGTTCTTGAGCATGTTGGCTATGTCCTCGTAAATCTGCGGCTTCGAGAACCTTTTGAGGACCAGGTCCCTTTTCTGCCTCAATTCGCTAATCATCTTCTGCCTCCTCGAAGCCCTCGACGTTGTCCTTCAGCCAGGCATATGCGCAGCTTAGGACGTTCCCGCCGAGGAATTTCTCGTAGTCGTCGGACGGGACGTAGATGTCGAGCGAGTCTATGAACTCGCAGCCTGCATCGCGCTTCTCCTTCGAGATGTAGGAGGCGACGCATATCGTCACCCCCTTGGTCAGCGCGTTCACGGAGACGCTGGTGACGCGATGGTAGCTTGCCGTGATCCCGTAGGATGAGCTTAATTCCTTAAATAGAGCCATGATGTTCCTCCTTCAATTAGCTTGTCGATGTCGAGTGGTATATGCAGATGACCTTGTCGGACGTCCTGATATAGACCTTGTTGTTCGTGTAGTCGATGGCCATCTCCCCTATCCTCGTAAGGGTCGATGTCGTGGGCGCCTTGGTGCCCCTTTTTATCACTATCGTCTGGGCCATCAGTATGTTCCTCCGTCGATGACCGATGTCGGCGTCAGGACCTTGCTTGAGTCGATGCCGATGTAATAGGACTTGATCGCCGGGTTGTATGACGAATTGAGAGAGTAATAGAGCTTAAGCCCGCCGCTTATGCACGATCCGGTCACGCCGGCGAGGGTCGAGCTGTACGCGACAGCGGCATTCGAGGAGCCGCACTTGATGTCCGATAGGTACATGTTCGCCAGCTTGGTCCTCTGCGCATCCGTCAGGTGAAGGTTGCTCGATACGTGGGCGTTGTAGGTGGAGGTCGATACCCCGCCTAGCTCGCTGAGGGTGACGGTCACCGTCCCGGTCTTGCCGTTCACCGACGTCACCTTGTCGGTCGGGGTCAATAGCTCCTGCCAGTTGGCGAGGGTCGAATAGCCCTCGGCCTTCAGGATGAATGATTCGTTGAGGTCGGTTCTGACCGCGATGTCCCCTACCTGGGCGGTTGACAAGGCAAGCATCGCGGCCTGGCTTGACACGACGAAGGTGTCGGTTATCGCGATCTGCGGGATGATGCTGGCCTTGAGCTTCCCGTCGCTGGAGACCACGGGTATCTTCCCCGCGGTGGTCCCGACGTCGAACTTTGATGCGCCCTTGAGCCCGAGCGCGCTTATCTTGGAGTCGATCGCGGAGTCCGCGTTCCCCCTTGAGTAGAACTCGATGTAGTCCGAGGCCGCGATCGGTGCGCTCGATGTCCCGGTCTTGTCGGCCTTCGAGACATAGAGGTTACCTCCGTTAAGGTCGATAAGAGGCTCGCCCGCCTTGATGGTCCCCGTCCCCACCAAGGGTCCGGTCCCAGAAGACGTCTTTCGTTTGATTTGGATTGTTGCCATTGTTTATTTCCTCCTAATAGCTGACATAGATTCCCTTTACCTTATGGGAGGTGTCTCCGGCGGTAAGGGTCAGGATGTTGTTTGATAGGGTCAAAGTGCCCTTGTAGGTAATCCCGAGATAGATGTAGGTGAAAGTGACGCAGCTGTACCCGCCGAGGATGGCGAGGTTGAAGGTCACGAGGTTGTTGCAGATGTAAAAAGACACCAGTCTGGTGTCCTTTGCCGCAAGAGACGTGAGGTGGAACGTGTGCTTTCCAGTCAGAGTAGGAGTTGTAGGCGATGTAGTCCGTCTTTATCCCGTACTGCTTCGAGCCGATCGTCCCGTTGATCTCGTCCTTCGCCGAATCCAGCTGGTCCTTGTCGGTCCTGATGTAGACGAGTGGCGAGGTGTCGACCGTGAGTGACGATGCCGTCTTCCTGTAATAGCAGACCGGAAGCTCGAACACCCCTTCCTCCTCAAGCAGGTTCGTCTGCGTGAGGCTCGGATAGGAGCTGGCCGCTTCCTTGAGCTCCAAAGTGACCGTATTCGCCGACGTATCGGCCCTGATGACCGCTATCCCGTAGGCCGAAGAGTCAAGGGTGACCGTTACCGAGGTGTCCTTCTCGACGTAGACTCGTCGCCCGTAGATCGAGACGAACCCGTCGGCGAACGTTATCTTCCCGTTTGAGACGCCGGGGGATATCCTGCCGCCCAGGTCATAGAAGATGCCGTTGACCTTGTTCACCAGGTAATAATTGAAGATCGCGTCGTTCTTGGCGGTGTTTATCGCACCGTCGAAAGTAAGTTTTACCTAAAGCCATTAATAATTCCCTCCATCAACATCGGTTATAGTTGTCGAAACGGAAACGTTCCCGCCTTGCGAGCCCATCCCCTTCTTCATGAGTTTGATTTTGTCCGTGAGGGACGTCCTCTGCTCCCCCAGAGTCAGGTAGCAGACGTCGAAGTTCTTCTTGTATTTGATCTGGGTCAGCAGGGTGTCGTACGTTTTGTTCGGCGCGTAGAACTGGATGTAGAACCCAAGAAACACGTTCACCAGAGGCACGAACACGTTGTTGTCGACGCTGAGGGTGAAGGTTATCTCATGATCGCTGATAGCCGAGCACAGCGAGCTCTGCGCCTTCGTCCCGAGCGATTCGTAGTCATCGTCGGAATAGTACTCAGCCGTGGAATTCACGTATTCGTATCTCCCCTCCGCGTCCTTGTCGTCCGATATGCTCCCGTCCTTCAGCAGGTAATACGAGATCGCCGCCTTGTGGGCCTCGTTTTCCTTTTTCGGGTAGAAGGTTATCTTGTTGGTCGAATTCAGCGTCGGAGTCGGAGATCGACAGGTCCCTTATCTCCTTGAAGTCGGACCTGAGCTTAGTCGCCTTGCTTACCTCCTCGATGATTATGTTGATCGAGGCGAATCTGCCCCTGATGAAGCCGACCTTGTATTTGACGATGATGTTGTAGGACTTCAGGAGAAGCTCTATCAGATCGTCGATGTTGATCAGGCTGTCATCGTCGTAGGCAAGCTTCCCTGAGACCGACGAATTGACGCTTATGTCCAGATAGTTGAGGCACTGCCTGGTGTCCTCGTTCTCGACGAACGCCTGCCTGATCTTGCTGGCGAGCAGCGCGCACAGGTCGCCGCTGTAGGTCTCGATGGGGACCTTGATGTTGAAGAGCTCCTTGAAGTCCTGGCAGTGAATCTTCAGCGTGCCGTTGTCCTCGTCGATGATCTCCTCGATGATTCCTATGTAGCTGAAGCTGCCGTGCTTGAGGACGGCGACGTCCCCCACCGCGGCGTTCACGGAGCTTTTGTTCAGGGTGAAGGTCGACTTCTGCGAGACAACCATGTCGAGCACAATTTCGAAGTCAGGCTGTATCGGCGCGAAGTCTTTGTAGGCCAGAGTGTTTCTGTTGAGGAATATGAGCTGCATGCTAATTCCCCAGATACCCTTCCACCATCGTTATTGTGCATGTCGGCGATGATGCCGGTGTTCGGCCTGAACTCGATGTCGTACGTCCCCTTTCTCGAGGAACAGGAAGTTCTCGCAGGTGAAGTCCTGGTACTCATACCCGTTCACCGTCTCGCCGTTCTCGGTGATCTCGATCTTCTGGTCGGTCGGGAACGCGTCGACCTCGATCTTCGCGTTAGCGCTTGTGTAGCAGATCTTCATCTTCATGATTTCCGATCCGTTCCTGCTGACGATGATCTCGGGGTTGTCGAACGCCCCGTTGATGATGATCCTGAGGGGCGCCTTCGCGTATCCGTTGTTGGTGATGGACACCGTGCCTTTGCAGGACTCGGAATAGGTGTACGAGAACGAGTAAGGGTAGACCTTCCCCGCTTCGCTCACCGTTATCTGGATTCTCTTCGTCACGTTCCTGAACCAGTAGGACAGCTTCTTGATCTTCAGCTCGGACTGGACTGTCCCGGCGACGAGCTGCGCCTTGCTCAGCGAGACGATCTGGCAGTTCGCGTACCTTACCTCATCGCTTTCGTAATAAAGGTCGAAGCCAGCCGAATTCTCGATGAAACCGAGGAAGACCTTATAGCCCTTGTACCCCTTCAGGAATACAAGCGACAGCGAGATATCCGTCATCCCGTTGACCTCGGACTGGCCTTTGTAGATGTTCCCGTAGTCGGTGAACGTGAAGCTTTTCTCGAAGCCGAGCCCAGACATGTCGCTTATCAGGACCCCGCTTGCGTAATCGAAGCGGAAGGAGGCCCCTTTATCATTGGTTAAGTACAGCTTCCTCATAGATATGAACCTCCTAATGCCTTGTTGATCGAATCGACGTCGAATTCGCTCGAAGATGTGTTGATCGTCACGTTGTTCGTGGTGTTCCTGGTCTCGCTGGAGACAACGCCCGGATTGCTTGCACCGTTCAGGTTGAAGGTGTCGGCAAACCAGTCTCCGGCGTCCTCGAACCATCCGCCGATTGTGTCCCCGACATCGCTGAACCAGTCGCATGTGCTGTTCCAGGTATCGCTTATCCAGTCCCCGACCGAGCTGACGGTGTCATTGAGCCAGCCGGAGAATCCGTCGATGACCCCGGAGAAGAAATCGGAGATAGTCCCGACCAGGTCGCCGATCCAAGAGGCAAAGCTCCCGATGGAATCCTTGATCCAGCCGAAGAAATCGCCGAACTTGCCGAAGACCGTATCGACCGCCCCTCCCATCAGGCCAGTGAATCCGGCGGAGAACGTGCTGGTCTCGTCTGTGACGCCGCCGAACACGGAGGCGATGTTGTCCACCACCCACTTGATGGCGTCTATGATGAAGTCAAGCACGTCCAGGATCGGGCTCAGGAGCTCGAAAAGGGCCTCTAGGATCGGCCCCAGGACGGTCGAAAGCACGTCGCATACCGCCTCTATCAGCGGCTCGAGGGCCTCAAGGACCCCCGCGATCACGTCAAGAAGCAGCGAAAGAGGCTTCAGAAGCGTGTTGAGAAGCGGCTCTATCGCGTCGAACAGCACCGAAATCACGTCGATGATGGTGCCGATTATCTTGAAGATGGGCTGCAGGAGCTTGATCACCACCTCAAGGATCGGCTTAAGGATGCTCGCGAGGAGATTGACCACCTGCACCACTATCCTGATTACGACCCTGAGGACGCCGACTACGCTCTCTATGATGCCGATAAGGACATCGAGGATCGAGCCGATCAGCCCGGAAAGCGCGTCTACAAGCTCGACCACAAGGCCGATTATCAGATCCAGCACCTCGGAAATAGGATCAAGCAGATCGACGATGACGTCGAGGACCTCCACTATCAGGCCGGAAAGATCTTCTGTGATCGCCTCGATTATCGGCGTAAGCCTCTCGACCAGGCCGATGATGACGTTGATGATCTTCTGGATCGGCCCAATGAGCCTGTCAAGAAGATCGACTATAACGTCAATCACTTTGTCAACGAGTCCTAAAATAACTTCAATGACCGGTTCTAATTTGACAAGAACGTTTGAAATCAAATCGACAATCTTGCTTAACAATTCCTGAACGATATCAATCACTCTTCTCAAAAGGGCTCTGAACTTCTCATTTTTCAGCAATAGCACAGCAATGACCGCGATAAGCGCAGCCCAGCCTAAAGTGGATGCCTTGATGGCAGTTCCAGCAATTGTTATGGCGCCTTTTGTTGCGGTAAAGGCAGTAACGACTGATTTGAGTAATGGCACAACCTTTCCAACGATAGTCAAGACCGGGCCAACAGCGGCAAGCAAGCCTGTGATCACAACGACCATTTTTTTAGTGCTTGACGACAGATTACTCCACCAACTAATTACTTCTCTTACTTTTGGAATTACCTTCTCCCTCAAAACATCAATGACTTTGTTAAAGGCAGGTACGAGTTCCATAGCAAGCTCGGTTTTAAGTTCACTGAAGCTTTGCTTTAGCTTGGTAACATTATCAGTAACTTCGCCAGCGATTCCGGCTTGTTCATTAGATACGATTCCCAGTTCCACCGCTTCGTCTTTCAGAGCTTCGACTTGTTCAGAAGTTGCCGATAAAACCTGAGTCAATTCGCTGCCTAGTTTATCGCCAAATATCTCGTTTGCAATTGCTGTTCTAGTCGCTTCATCACCGCATTCCGATAACGCGTCTCTCAGCTTCTCAAACGCCTCTTCAGTATTCAGACCTGCAAAATCCTCTGCAGTAAGGCCAATTAGACTTAGCTTCTCATTAACTTCGTCAATATCACCGTTTGCTATATCGCCAAGCATTCCGTTGACCTTGACAAAAGCCTTGAAAAGCTTATCGGAATCGACCGCCAAGATTTCGCTTGCGTACTGCCACTCCTGATAGGCTTCAGCTGTCAAGTAAACCTTTGATGCGGTATCGCCAATCTCGTCAGCGGATTCAAGCGCTTTATAAGACAAGGTGGCAAGTGCTGTCGTAGCTCCGACAATAGGAAGAGTCAGACTCTTAGTCAATGTCGAGCCAAGTTTTGCAACATTGTCCCAGTTCGCATTTCCTAAAGAGGTGATTTTTTTCTTCGTATTTTCAAGTTCAGCGTTAAGTTTTGAAACATCCGCTTCAGCATATGTGACGCTGCGTTGTATCTTATTGAATTCTTCTTGGCCTATAGAGCCGACTTCCAGGGCTTTCTTTCCTTCGGCGAGTTTATCTTTCTGAGCTTCAAGCTTCTGCTTTGTAATCTCCAATGTGGAGTTGAGAGATTCTTGCTTTTTCTTCCATAGGTCGACATTAGTAGGATCATATTTAAGCTGAGTGTTGATCGCCTTAAGATCCGCTTGCTGCTCTTTAAAATCACTTCTAAGGCTCTTAAGCTTGGTATCAAGCTCAGTTGTATCGAGTCCTAACTTAATGTTTAAACCTTTGATAGTTTCTGCCATATCTCTCACCTCCTACAGTAGAAATTTATCAATATCACTTTGTGAAGCCTCCACCTTTCCCTCATCACTGTTCTGTTTATTAAACAGATCAAGTAATTCGAGATAGGTATCGATATCAATGAAAAAGGCATCCCCTATTGAGATGCCCATTTGCGCTAGGTTGAAAATGATATTGCTGGTTGCTTTATGCCTGTCTTTGGTATTTCTAGGGATTTGTTGGTTTTGCTTTGCTTTTGGATTGCGTAAGAAACTCCCCAATAATACCTGTTATTGTTTCTAGCGTATCTTTATCGGTTATGATTCCAAAGTCAAAGCCATTCAAGAATTCTTCATAAGAGATCTTATTGAACGGCTTATTTAAAATGTAGATGATCTGGAACAAAACCTCGATGACCTTTGTTAGGTCTTTGGCATTCTTATTATCTACGCTAAGCTTTGTGACATCATCGAATAGGTCAGTCCCAAAAGTGTTTTTATAATCGATGATAGTGAATAGAGATGACCTTAATCTATACTCCTTCTCGCCGATTTTTACTGATTTTTCCATCATCTGTTTTCTCTCTTTCTACTCGTTGCTAGATGCTTTTAATGATGGAAGCTTAGGTGCGCTTTCAAGGAAGGCATCGTAGTTGGAATCGCCCTTGTAAGCAGTGACGTGACTTGTATAGTTATCGTCATTAATCTTTATAGGACGTGCTGTAATAGTTAGCTGGATAGCATTTGCTTCAGCTGAGTCGCCTTTTGTCTTAGTCGATTCAGAGACTGGCGTAGCTGTGCATAGGAAGTACCATACGCGTCTTGCCTTTACATCACCCTGGATTTCAAAACCCAAAGCAAAGGTTACGGGAGCAGCATTTGTGATTTCCACCAAATTTCCCTCTGTGGTTTCTTTATATCCTAGGATATTCTTTTTAAATTCATCGGTTAATTCAGTAAGCGTCAGAGTAATGGTTCTTCCACTATTTGAAACGAGCTGATGAACAATGGTATCGTCAGCGTTCACATTTGTGGTTCCGCCGATTAACTGACTGGAAAATTCCTGTGCGCCAGGAAGAGCGACTGGAGTTGCGTATGTCCAAGTCTCACCATCGACAGTTGAAGCCAATGAATAATGAACATTGCGAAGTCCGAAAGTAACAATATTGTTTTTTGCCATTTTTATATTTCCTCCATGGTAATTTCATATGCTCTACTGACTGATTTATCCATATTGATGTATTCACTAGTCAATGAATAAGAAAAACCAGCTTCCAATAAAGCGTTTTGAAGTTTAGTTTCAAGCGAAACATCCTTCTTTTTTGTGACTAAAGTAATCTGCAAGACACCCTTATAATAGATTGCCTTGTTATCGACATGCGTCATAGGACGACTCGATATTTCCTGATAGACAATATAAGGCAGTTCGACTTGCGTCTCATTGTCATAAACATTGGTTCCATAAAATACCTTGCCTTCAAGGACGCCGTTTAAAATATTGAATATGTCTGCAAGAGTCATACATTCTCACCTCTGATAATTCTCTTTATGTCCTCAATCATTTCAGGAGCAAAAGCATCGTAGGCAGGTCGCATGAATGGCTGTGCCGCTACATGTTTCCCGCTTCTGTGCCTGAAGCCAAGCTCAATCAAATGAACAAGCCTTCCCTTTGTCTTTGATGAGATGTAGATCGTCTTTTCGAGTCCAGAGCCCACTTCCGTTTTCACAAAAGAGTCTGCCAAATGATTAGTTCCGTATCCGCTTCTAGGACAATGCTCACTTACATAAGCAAGGACATCATCAGCTGCTTTTTCAAGCTTTGCCATAGCTTCTTCCTGAACATCATCAGAATACCCTTCTATAATCTCGGAAAGTTTATCTGGAAGTTTATCTAATTCAACATCCATTTATTTCCTCCTTATTAAGATCAGAAGTCACAAAATAAAGCTCTATGAACTGACCGGCTATGTATGTTCTTTCAACCTTGTAAATTACATTATTTAAGAGTGCATACTTGCTTCCATCATACGAAGGTGCCTGCAAAACCACTTTGAATTCAAAATTGACATCCTGCGATTTGGCGCTTTCATACTCACTCGTTGTGATGGACCTGATTATTCCGTATACTTCTTTCTTCGATGAGACCTCTAGACTCTTTGTGCCGATTGAATCAGTGACCGACCTAACCGACAAAAGGAAAAGAGATGCATTTCTGGCATTAGGAATCATGACTGATTACCTCGCTTCTTGTAAGCACAAGTTGACGCGCAAGAATATCAAAATTGGAAGGCAGTTCTTTGACGCTGCCATCACTTTTGAAACCATAGAAGGTCTTAACATAGATAAGGATCAATGATTCCACTAAAGTATCATCGCTTTTGGCGTCTTCTTTACTAAGTCCAATGGAGACCAAGTACACCTCACATGAATGAATGTGAAGCGTGATTTCGTCATCGGCAAATGTATCTTCATTTGAGATCATCAGTGCTTTCTTAACCGTTGCTAAGAAACTTGTTTCATCCCTTGCTGCCATAATGCATCTCCTCCTTTAGCTAATTAGTTGAGCTTTCTTTGGCTGCGGCTGCGGCTTTCTTGACCCTTAAGAATCCGTTGTAGCCGACAACATTGCCGCCAGTGAAGACGGAAGCCTTGTAGCAGATAATGCCATCCTTGAACTTGTAATCAGTGGATTTCCCGATTTCAACTGGTGAGAAGACTGGGACTTCATAGTTCTTTAAGGAACCATAAGCAATGCAGTATTCTCCTGCAACGGTTGCAGAATCGGACAATGCCTTGCAATTTGAATTAATAACATAAGGAATGCCATCAATGGTTTGTGCAACATAGTCGATAGTATGGACTTTTCTGCCTTCAGCAGTTCTCAACTTGGCAAATGCTCGTAAGTCATTCTTGTTGAGGATAAGGCAGGCGCCACCTTCAACTTCCTCATCTCCGCCATAGGCAAAGACGATATCATCAAGGGTTGTATCGGTGATTTCGCTGATTTGGAGCGGAGTAGAATCCGCAAGAGCTACAGCTTCATCAGAGAAAATGCCTGTAAAGGTATTAGAAGTTCCAGCGCCTTTCAAGATTTGCTGAGAGATCTTCTTTCTTAGCGAAGTATTGATGTTCTTCAAAACTTCCGCCTGATAAGGGAGAGCTGGCAACTTCTCAAGTTCCTCAGTAATTTCGGTATAAGCAGTGATCTTGACTTTGGTAATAGTCAAATAACCGAATTTAGGCTCTGTTTCGGTATAGGCAGCCCCTTCTAGGGTTAATCCGGCATCCCCGCTAGACTTAACAAAGCTCTTCTTATAGGTTTCACCGCCGTTTAAGTTGACGACATTGACCTTGTCTACTAATGTAGACACTTCGCTAAATGGAACAGGTGAGATTTCGTTGGCGGTATGTTCAGGAAGCAAGATTTCATCACTGGCAACAGTAATGGTTCTACCTTCTTTGATATCCTTGCCGCGTTTCTCAAGTTCCTCAGTGGTCATCCCTTTTGTTTCGATGATTTGAAGAGGCTTCACTTCGCTCTTTGAAGCAATGTTCATCTTCTTCTCGATCATCGTTCTTTCCTCTTGGAGAGAATCGCATTCCTTTTCGAATGCAGCTAATTTGTCCACATCCTTTTCGTCAGTCGAGGATGTTCTGATCTCAGCCAATCTGGCCTCGATCTCTTCTTTTCGTTTCATTAAATTCATGATAATTTTTCCTCCTATATCCTTGTTTTAATGTTGATCTTGTTTCTGATAAGCTCTGCTTCCTTTTCACGTTTAGCTACATCCATAGCCTTTAGTTCGGCATCCACCAAATCTAAAGAGCGTGAGTAGATAGAAGTCCCGTCATAAGCGGGAAGGTCCACCACTGAAACATCGTAAAGTCGATCGATACTTTCGATTTTTCTTAGGGGAACCTTGGTGCTCCTATCCCAGTTTTGTTTTGCAACAGTGAAGGCAAAACTCATCTTATCTAAAAGCCCGGCGCGGACCATCTTATACACATCCTCATTTGAGTGTGTATCCAACAGTTCTGCGTGAACCTTTAAACCATGTTCGTCTACGCTAAGAGTCAAAGACTTATTCTTTGTCCTAGCCAGAATCAAGAAGGAGTCCATGTGGTTGTACTTAAGCGGGACATCCCTCATCTGTGTATTGGCGAGTGCCTCTGGAGCTACGATTTCCCTGAACCCTCTTTCCTCATCGCCGATCAATGTTTCCTGATTGAATACTATTGCGTATCCCTCGAGGATCATTTTGCCTTCGGTTTCTTCAAATCTAACCTCGGCAAGTCTTGTTTCTTTATTGTTCATCTTCCTTGTCCTCCTTTGATGAATCTTCGTCTTCGTTCACTTGATATTTGTTCGCCTTAGATGCGTCGACATAATTCAGAGATTGCAGTCTCTTGTCCCCGCCTTCTACTGGTTCCAAGCCTAATAAAGACCTGGATTCATTAAGCGACATGATTCCGAGCCCCATGAGCTTTTCAATTGCACCAACTTTTGTATTCCAGGAGGCATATTGAAGCCTCTCAGAAAAGAAGATGACTTCCTCTCCTCTTTGAAGCTGACCCTCCGTCAACAGTCCTAAAGAAAAAGCCTCGCTCAGCTGAATGGCGATAGGCTCTATCGTTGCCTCATAAAATGCATTGAACTGATTTTCGTCATAGCTGTTAGCGAATATCTCCGGGCTTACCCCGAAGTAATCAAGGATCTTGCTCTGGATGAACGAGAGCGTTTTCTCATCCACCAGTTTGGGATCGACGGAAAGTGGGACATAATCGGCTTTGCCGTCAATCGGGATTACAGAGGAATCGGCCTTCAAAGCCGTCTTGATGAGTCTATTGAACTCATCGACCTGCTTCTGCTTGTCAGTTTCTTTGAGCATCCCGTTTATCTTCAAAAGCCCTTTGATCTGAAATGAAGAGTAAACCGCGCCTTCGATACCTTGAAGCAATGCATCATTGATTTTTAGCGTCTTTAGAATCGCCTCATGGCTTCCGCTGCTTGAATTTCCGCCAAAGATCTCGTCCTTCCCGTAAAACCTCTTTATGTGGATCACGTTCTCATAAGGGATCAGATAAGAATTCCCTGTTTGAAAACAGAACTTCAGATAAATGGAGCCGTCGCTGAACTCAACTGGCTCGACTATGGTAGGATTCAATGGGTAAAGACCAACCAAGTGATAATCCGATTTATCGTATAGCGGATAGATGAAGCAGTTATCATTAAGCAAGAGCAAAGTCACAACCTTATACAGGAATTGATAAGGAGTCATTATTTCATTTGGCTTGAACTTCAATGCGAACGCCAAGTCGCCCGTCTTTTCGGTTTGCTGGCCTTTCTCGTCTTTTTTGACGTGTCGCATCTTCAGCTTTCCGCAAGCTGATGCAACCCTGTCTATGCAGATCGTCACTACATCGCTGTTGGTGATATTGTTTCCGAAAGGCACTAATGGAAGCTTTATATCATTAAGCAGCTGGAACGCCTGAACAGGCTCTTGGGTTTTCTTTTTTCGTTTGAATAGTCCCATAAATACCTCCTAACTCATCATGTTTTCGTATTCGATCTTGTGTCTGTTTAAAATCGTATAGGCGATGATCAGTGCGACCGCGCCGTCGATTCGCTTGTACTTTGAATTCAGTTTGCAAGGCTGAATATTACCGTTTACATCAACCTTTGCCTGAGTGTTTGCAAGGCACCATTTAAGAATTGGGTTGTCATCGTAAATGACGATGTGATTCTTCAAATCGGCCTCAAGCTGCTTCATCGGCTCGGATAAAGAGAAGACGCCTTGCCTCACTTCCTCCATGTCGAACCCTGAGTCTTTCATCTCGTTGACCCAGTACCTTGAGTTCCATGGGTCATACCCAACCCAGAGAGGCCTGACTCCATAGTCATAAACCATGTCCTTGAACCACTCCGTCACCTTGGTAAAGTCGTTTTGGCTTCCTTCCGTCAAGGTAAGAAGCCCTCTTTTGACCCAGATGTCATATGGGACGTTGTCCTCCTCTTTTCTCTTTTCGATAACCTCACTTGGCATAAAGAAATGAGGAACCACAAACTTTTTCCCGTTCTTTATCAAAACAAGAACTGCTGCGGTAAGGTCAGTAGTCGACGATAAATCAACTCCGCCTATTGCATAGTTGTCAGACAAATCTTTAAGCTCATACTTTTCCTCATTGTTTAAATCATCGAAAGTAAGCCACGAGCCACTTTCTAACTGTTTGATGTTGAAGTCCTTGCAAAGCATTGTCAGTCTTGTTGAAAGATCGTTTTTTGCTTTATTCATAATGTCCTCTAGGTAGGAATTCATCTTCACAGTCCCTAGAGATGGATTTGACTTTTGCCACGACTGCTCACTTGAATAGATTTCCTTTTCGGAATCCTGCGTATAAAGCCAAGGCAGCAATCTTTCGTCATTGATTTCGCCTTTGATTATCTTTCTGCAGTATTCGAGCTTCTTTTCAAGGAACCCTCCCACCACATTTCCTTCAGTAGTAATGATGAATATAAGCGGCTGCTTCTTGGTCGATTGGGATTGCTTTATTGCGTCATAGACTTTCGAATCGGTCATCTGGTGGACCTCGTCGATACATCCAACTTCAATGTTGTATCCATCAAGGTTCCTCGACTGGGCGGATAGCTTCTTGATCTTGTTTTTGGTCTTCGGAGAGTAGATATGGTAGATGTTCTTTCTGCTTCTGCTTGGCTTCGAAAGGGCGCGGGACTGTTCCCTCATGTTATTGATTTCGTCAAATAGAATTGATGCCTGATCGTTGGTATTTGAGGCGCAGACGATATCAACGCCACCGCGAGACAAGAAAAACTCTGCCAGATCAATTCCAGCAACGAATGTCGTCTTTCCGTTTTTTCTAGCAACAAGAAGCACTACCTCATTGAACCTTCTTAGACCCGTTGCCTTAAACTTGAAACCATAGGCGACCTGAAGGATCGTCTTTTCCCAAAGCTCAAGAATAAATGGCTTGCCGTTAAATGGCGACTTCGTATGCCTGCAGAACTTCTCGATGAAATCAATTCTCAGGTTTCCTGGCTTCTCATCATAAACGTATCTAGGATTAGAGAGGTCTTTTACAAGCCCCTCGATAACCGCCATCAATTCCTGGCCTATGATGATCTCCCTGTTTTTGGCTTTTTCGTAGTATTCAAGAAGATAGTTACTCATTGGACTCGCTAATGAACTCATCGAATTCGTCATCCTCGTCGATGTTGTCTTTCCCTATGATGGCATTCAAAGTCCTGATTATGCTTTGGTACACCGAAAGGCTCTGAAGATAAGTCTTGTAGTAAAGCGACTGACGCACATTCCCTTTGCTCGACCTTTCAACGGATCCATATTTTTTAACCTTATCTTCAATGTCTGTGAGCTCAACTTTAAGGAAAGCGGCCTTCATGATAAGGTCATCCACCAATTCGGCTTTGGTTGGCTCGACGTTTTGAAACAAAGCCTTCAAACGTGCGTATTCTGCGCTGATTTTATCTTCCACGATTAATTCCTCCTATAACTAAAAAAGAGCCCTTACGAGCCCTCTGTTGCGATTTGCCTTTGGCTTTTATTCCTCAGGCTCTTCAAATATTTTTCTTGGCACCAATAGTACGTTCCCAACATAGTCCTTATCAAATAAAAGGTACACAAGTCTGTTTTCTTCAAGCCCTATTAGCAGTCCTTCTTCATTCACAACCGTCAAGAAATCAGGAAGTATCTCAGGGCCGATTTCAATGTACCCGTCAACAGCCTTTTGAAGTTCCTTCAAAGTGAAATATTTTCCATTTGGCTTAACAAGTTTTAACTCAGTTGATGTAATCATCAAGGCGGCATCTCTATTTTTCATTCTGCTTAGGAATAGTCTGTAAGGAAGCACAACTTTCACATTGCACTCATCGCAGCATGTCTTTCCCGCAATCGGAAACGGATTGTTCCCATACCCTTTTATTTCTTTGCCGCAAATACAGCATTTCATTTTTTGTCTCCTTTGCCTTAAGTTCCTAATCTACTTTATTTTGAAAAGTTCAACTGGAAGGTAGCTTGTGTATCTTGGATAGTCATATCCTTCACTTTCGATTAGAACTCCATAGTCGTAGCCTTCGCAGACGACGAAGATGCAATGCATGTATCCTTCATCGTCTTCGTACATTTTGTCTTTGTTATCTTTCACGTAGTCTCTGTCCAGAAGCGGATTGTGGATGAGATCTTCAAATTCTTCTTTTGTGAGCCTTACCGTCTTTTCGATGACCGCTTCGGTTTGAGGGTATATTTCCTCAGGCGTTGGTTTTCTTGTAAAATTCACTTTCATGTTTAAGTCCTCCTTGCCATTTGGCATACATATACATCGCTCTTGTTTCTCACTATAGCAAGTTAATAATTTTGTTAATTAAAACAGGCGTTTTGTGGCCTTTTCCGCATGGATTGAACACAAACCCAACTCGGATTTAAAAAGCCCACACAGGCCAAGTGTGAGCCCTTATTTTCGATTTCGCTTAGACTTCCTTGATGATGATGAAACTATCTACTTCAGGGATAATCGCGCAGCCGCCCCACGTACCGTGAATCTGATTAAGCGAATCGATGAATTCAACTTTCCCAATTCTTCCGGCATAGTCAGGTTCGTCCTTCATTTCGACAATCTTAATTGTGTCGCGGACTTTCACTTCCGTCACTTTACCCTCCATGCCCCATATATGGTCAAGTAACCGCAGTCCCAAGTATCGAGGAGTTCCCCGTCCTTGATGCAGCTGATGTGGCCTCTTACCTTGACAATGTATGTGCCGTCCTTATGTCCGTCAAGAAACTGCCATAGCTTTTCCCTCGACTCGCCTTCATGGGCTTTGAATTTAATGGTTTCATAGCCGAGTTTCTCAAGCCAGGCTCTAAGAAAGTCATGATCCTTATAAGAGTCAAATCCTAGTTCTGTTTTAGCTCTGTTGAGCTCTCTTCTTGTTTCCATGTAGTCTTTTTCGAAGGCCGTGCAGACGGCTCTGACAACGCAGTCTTTAACCTTAAGACCATTTGGATGGGCATTATAGAATCTGAAGTTTTCTGTTTTATGATAGATAAGCGATAAATCCATACCTATTCCTCCCATGGCCTGTTGAGCCATTTGACAAGCTCCCTTGATGAATTCGTCTCAAAGATTGCTTTTTCCCAGTGGCCTTCGCCATCAGGGGTTCTTCCATAGACAGCGTATTTGTTTTTATTCCAACTGCAGTCGAATTGAACCGTTAATTGGACGTTGCCGTCCTCGATTGAGCAGATTTTGAAATCATCATAGAGCGGACCGTTTAGCGGGCAGTTGTTTTTGAAGAAGACATAAGTCTTATCAAGATCAACCTTCCCGCCGTCTTTAATCTGCTTCACCACCCCTCCAAGCTTGTAGGTCTTGTTTCTAAGGGATGAATCCCTGCAAAACCAATCAAACCAGCCTGCTTCGATCTGAGTCTTTCTGTCGCATGCGTCATAGTGCCCATTGTTGAAATTCAATATCCATTGTCTAAGTGTTTGCCTTTCCATTTCCGATTCCTCCTACTCGATGTTACCGAGGCCGTCTTCAGCCTCTTGGAGGGAGCTGGCCGCTTCCTCTACAGTGCCGGCTGTGTCGTCTAGCCACTCCTGTCTTTCTTCCTGAAGGCCGGTAAGTTCGGACCTTCCTTCGTAGGGTTCGATGTCCCCTGATTCGCTTTCGATATCGCTTTGGAGATCTTCTAGCTCAACCCTGAGGTCACTGATCTTTTCCTTAAGTTCCTCGATGCGTTTCTTTAGCTGCGTCTTTGTGTTGTTTGCCATGCCGTTTTCCTCCTTTGGCATACATATACATCACTCTTGTTCCGCACTATAGCAAGTCAATAATCGTCACTATTGAAAACCTTTCAAATGTAACAAAAAAAACACCGATTTCTCAGTGTTTTATACAATATAGGCAGTTTTCAAAACTTTAGAACCCTGGAATTTTTGCCTCGCACATTTTGGAGGTGGGGGCGAACGGTACTTTGGCTGTCAGATTCAAATCACTTGGCGGGGGGTCATCCTTCGTACTTCGGTTGAAAATAATACTGAAGCAGGCCTTCAAGGAAATTTAGTGTTATCTTTCCAAAAGAAGCATCAATAAGAACATCAAGCCTTTCACAGTTTGCCTGAACCCATCCTGTCCAGTTTGTAGAATTAATCATCGTCATCCCTGAATCATTAATTAAACTGTTAGTCAAAGTGCTTGATCCACTATCTCGAAAGTAGTGATGACTTTGATATCTTGCATTGGAATTTGAGTTAGCCTGACCAACTTTCAAACACTGGTTATTTGCCGTATAGAAGAATGTGTAGACCGCCATTTTACCAGCGGGAAGTTTAAGCGGCTTTGTTCCTGAGGCTTGATGTATAACGTTAAAGCTTTGTGCAGTTATAGGCTTACCAAGTCTAGCCGACTCATTTATGATCAAATTTGTTATATCTGAAATAGTTTGCTGAACATTCATCATTTTTTCACCTCAATTACTTTATGAAAATTATACCATGGTTACTGCTTTTTTACCATGTTCCCGTTTTCATCAAATCCGTATTTCCCAGAGCCTTCAAACCTTCCGTGCACCTTGTTATGGCACTCGTTGCAAAGAAGCATGAGGTTTTCCTGGTTGATGCTTATCTCAGGATCACTCACATTTTCCGAAGTCAGGTGAACCTTATGGTGAACCTCAGTGCCTATTCCGCCACACATCTCACATCTTCCACCGGCCGATGCGATCTTCATGGCACGCGCTATCTTCCACTTGTCGCTTCGGTAGAACCTTTGGATGGCGCTGCAGTCCTTATTTTTTATAGTCTTTAAAGTATTTCTTAAGGACATGGGCCTTGTTGGTCCTCTCCCAAGGAACCACGATATCAGTTCTTCCGATGTGTCCGTACTTCGCCAGATCATAGTAACAGATGTCATCGCTGATGATTTCGTTCCTGATGGCGCTTGGGCTGAAGTTAAAGAACTTCAAGACGACATCCTTGATTTCATCATTCGTATATCTGCTCGTTCCGAAGGCGTCGATGTTGATGGCGACCGGAGTCGAAACCCCGATGGCATAGGCAGCCTGGACCTCGCACTTCCTCGCAATACCGGAAGCTACGATGTTCTTTGCCACATAACGCGCATAATAGGCAGCGCTTCTGTCGACCTTGGTAGCGTCTTTTCCGGAGAAAGCGCCACCGCCATGACGGCCGACACCTCCATATGTGTCACAGATTATCTTCCTTCCGGTGAGCCCACAATCGGCATAAGGACCGCCCTTCACAAACTCGCCTGTCGGATTGATCAGGATTTTTGTGTTTCCGTCAATGAACTCCGGTGGAATGACCTTCTTGATGCATTCGTTGATTATGAACGACTCATAGAATTCCCTGGTGGCTTCTTTGGTCGTTTGCTGCGACACAACGATAGTGCTGACTCTTGCTGGCTCATCTTTTTCATTGTACTCAACCGAAACCTGGCATTTTCCATCGGATCCGAAGAACTGCGGTATATGCTTTGTGAGTTCGTCCATCTTAATGGCGATCCTTCTCGCCAAGATGATAGGAAGCGGCATGAGTTCAAAGGATTCATCAGTGGCATAGCCATACATGATCCCTTGATCTCCGGCTCCATCCTTGTCAACGCCAAGAGCGATGTCAGGGCTTTGCATCGAGATCCTGACAACAAACCTGAGTTTATCTAAGTCTTTATATCCAAGCTCGCTAAGGACCTTTTTGGCTATTTCCTTAACGTTAACAAAGGCTTTGCTTGTAACCTCACCGGCGATGACGACCAAATCATCTTTAATCAATGTCTCGACCGCGACTCTGGATTTTCTGTCTTCTTCCAAATACGCGTCAAGGATAGAATCGCTGATCTCGTCGCATATTTTATCAGGGTGTCCCTTGAACACCATTTCACTAGTTAACACCTTCATTTTTCAGGCTCCTCTCTACTAATTTTCATTTTTTAACTTTGATAGCTTACTCAAAACACTTTTTCATCGTCTTCGATGCGATAGTCAGCGATATCCTTAAGACTGATTTTTTCACCGTTCCTAAGAAGATATGAGTTTTCGTAACCCTGGACGAATCTTAGGTATCGCTTGACTATGACATCTACATACCTCTCATCTATTTCCATGAGATATGCACTTCTTTGAATCTGCTCAGCCGCAATCAGCGTTGAGCCCGAGCCACCGAACAGATCAAGGACAAGATCGTCTTTCTTGCTTGAGTTCTTGATGGCCCTGCCGACAAGCTCAAGCGGCTTCATGGTCGGATGAAGGTCATTTGCCTTCGGCTTGTTGTATTCCCAGACGGTATCCTGGGTTCTGTCTTCGATGAAATAATGGCCTCCGCCTTCTTTCCATCCATAAAGGATGGGCTCATGCCTCCAGTGATAGTCTTGTCTTCCAAGAACTAAGGAGTTCTTAACCCAAACCAGGCATTCGGCAAGTTTGAAACCCGCCTCAATGAACGCGCTTCTGAAATTCAGGCCTTCGGTGTCGGCGTGACAGCAATAGATCGAGCCTCCCGGCTTCGTGACTTCCGCCATATTCTTAAACGACTTAAGCAAGAATTCCTTGAAGTCGGTATCCTTTTGCTTGTCGTTTTGGATTTTCATCCCGTTTGATCCTTCATAGTCGACGTTGTAAGGAGGATCCGTGAAGATCATGTCGGTTATTTTCCCGTCAACCAGCTTTAAGACGTCATCTTTGCTAGTCGCATCCCCGCACATCACCCTGTGTTTTCCTAAAATGAAAACATCGCCCTTCCTCGCATACGGATTCTCAGGCAATGCTTCGTTCTCGTCGAACTCATCTTCCATGACCTCTCGGTCCATTATCTTTTCAAGATCGGTGAATCCAAATTGCTCCATGTCGATATCGATAGAGCCTAGTTCTTCTTTCAATTTATCGAAGTCCCAATCGGCCAATTCCGCCGTCTTGTTGTCGGCGATCCTAAACGCCTTGATCTGATCTTCGGTTAGGTCGTCGGCGATAACGCATGGGACTTCCTCGATTCCTAGTTTCTTGCAGGCAAGTAGTCGTGTATGCCCTGCAACCACCACATTGTTCTTATCGATGATGACCGGAACCTTAAAACCGAATGAATTTATCGAATTTGCTACGGCATCTACTGCTTTCTCGTTTTTCCTTGGGTTGTTGTCATAAGCCTTAAGATCCGCTATCTTCATCGTCACAACATTCAGTTTGTTCGCTGCCATCGTTCCATTCCTCCTTGCCAGCCTCTATGCGTTTTTCAAGAAGCTTTATTTCTTCATAGCGTTCGCTATATTCGCGTCCGAAGTGCTTTGTGAGTAGGTACACGATAGATTTATAATCTGGTCCTACCTCTTTTTCGATTTTCAAAACACGTCTCTTCTGCTGATTGCCTTTGCCTTTGTCTTCAATGATTTGCTGAGTTTCAACAGTTGAATAACCCATTGCCCTTTTATAAAGTGCCCCGACGAGGTCTTTTTTAAGATCTAGTCTTGAAGCTTCCTCAAGCGCCGCGATATCCGGATGTTTCTTCTTCATTCGCGATAAAGTAACTTCCGATATGTGAAGGTACTCGCACATCTCCCTTTGAGTGACCAGCTTCTTGTAGCAATCTTTGATAAAAGCGACAATGGTGTCAAACTCGCCGTTATCTTTCCAGACTTGATAAAGGTCTCTTTGTCCTTTTGCCATTTCCATCCTCCGTTCATGCATCAAAAAAGCCCTCTGGAATCCAATCCATAAGGGCTCGCTTTTTATGTATCTCTACATTTTACATTATATTGGACATAGGACCTATCCTTCAACTCTACTCATACTCTACTCGACTATCCTCTTTTGGAATTTTCACCAAAAGCAGCGCTTTTCCATGAAGCCTATAGACATAAGAGTCGGAAAACGATAGCTCGGCGGCGATGTCGGTCCAGTTTTTGAAGGCGACGTAACGAAGCATAAGCACAGCCTGATAGCTCGTATCATCGATTTTCATGATGACATCTCCCAGTTCTTTCTGCACCCTGACCAGCTCTTCTTTTTCCTTGCTGACCTTGGCTTCCCAATCAAGCCTTTTATAGATCCATTTTTCAAACGGGGCCTTGAAACTTCTGGAATGGTCCACTACCTCCTGATCGAATTGCGGAATGGGTATCGACTGTTCCATCCTTCTGAGGTTGTCGATTATCGCCTCATGGCTTTTGATCGTGAGATTAAGCTCACGTCCTTTAGATAGATATTCCTTTGCTGTCATTAGCGTTTGCCTCCTATTTCTGCCTTCACCGCTTCGATAAGCGAATCCTGCACTTTTCCCTTTCTGGAAATCGCGCGCATCACGTATTCGTCGATGGTGTTGGACGCGATGATGTGGATCACCACTACCGTTTTGTCCTTTTGGCCCTGCCTGTAAAGTCTGGCTATTGTCTGCATATAAAGTTCCAGGCTCCAGGTAAGCCCGAACCAGACAAGGGTCGATCCTCCGCTTTGGAGGTTAAGTCCATGACCTGCGCTTGCCGGATGGATGAGTCCTACGGATATCTTCCCTTCATTCCATTTGCTAATGCTTGAAGAGGAATCCAGCTTTTCGTATTCGATGCCTTTTACTTTCAGTCTTTCTTCGATTCGAGAAAGGTCATGCTTGAACCAATAGGCGACAAGAATCGGCTTCCCGTTCGCCGCTTCGATCAAATCCTCCAAGGCGTCGAGTTTTCTTTGATGGATTTCCTTCACGCCTTTCTCGTCCGTGTAGATCGCGCCGTTTGCAAGCTGAAGCAGCTTGTTGGATAACGCCGCCGCATTCGATGCAGTGATCTCTTCTTTGCCGATATCGATGGCCATTTCGTCTTTCAGGGATTCATAGACCTTTCTTTCCTTTTCGGACAGCTCGACCTTATAGGTGTTGGAGACAAGCTCGGGCATTTTGATGTGGTCGGTTGCCTTCATCGAAATGGTTATGTCGGATATCTGCCTGTATATCGCGTCTTCTGCGCCAGGAAGTGGCTTATAGGAGAATACGACCTGGCCGTTGGTCTTGTCCGGCCTGAAATACGCTTCGCGGTAATGGGTTATGAACCTTCCCAGCCTTTTGCCGTAATCAAGGATCCTGAATTCGGCCCACAGATCCATCAGCCCGTTGCTTGCCGGAGTCCCGGTCAAGCCAATGATCCTTTTGATCCTCATCCTGACTTTATTCAATGACTTGAATCTTACCGACCTATAATTCTTGAACGATGAGAGCTCGTCGATGACAACTGTGTCGAAGTCGAACGGAACCCCGCTTTTGTCCACCAGCCACTCAATGTTCTCCCTGTTGATTATGTAGATATCCGCTTTTGCCATTAAGGCTCTGATTCTTGTTTCCTCATCTCCTACCACCAATGAGGATTTGAGTCCTTGAAGATGGCTCCACTTCCCAAGTTCCGCGGGCCAGGTGTCCCTCGCGACCCTCAAAGGCCCTATGATCAAGGCCTTGTGGGCGTCAAAGGAATCAAACAGGAGATCGTTAAGCGCAGTGAGCGTTATTACTGTTTTGCCCAAGCCCATATCAAGCAGAAGCGCGCTTATCGGCTTTGCTTCAATGAAATTGGTCGCGTACGTTTGATAATCATGTGGTTCGTATATCATCAATAATTCCTCCTATCTGTTTCTCGTCATCAAGGACATAGACCCTGAATCCGAGTTTTGCCAATTGGTCGTGCCTTCGCTTCTGAATCGGCCTTGGTTTCTTTCCTTTGGCCTTTACCTCAACGAATCCGATCTTCCCGTAACTAATAAGCACAAGACGGTCAGGCATCCCCGCATAGCTTGGGCTCACGAACTTGAGTGCTAGGCCACCGCTTTTCCTTACTTCGCGGACGAGTCTCTGCTCTAATTTCTGTTCTTCTGCCATTTGCGTTTTTCCATCAAAATCTACTGATGGGTGAAGGTCGGTGATGGTCATTTCACAAACTTCCCTTAGAGGCCTTTTTTACCTATTTTTTACCCCTATAGGGACTTTTGGTATAAGACCTTCACCGACATACACCTTTTATAGAAAATCGATGCCCTCCTTAAGTCTCAAACCCCTTATAACGATGCCGTTTTTCAGCCTATGACGCTCGTATCCGATTTGCTCTAAAGCGGAATAGAAATCAGTCGTACTTCTTGTGTACTCCCCGTTCTTTGCGCAATAGGTCCTGTACTCGGTGTAAAGCTCTCCCGACTTCTCGGTATAGGTCTTGTCGACGTCACAGCAGTCATTAAGGAAGATATGGATCCAGTCGTTGAGTTTCCTATATTTCGCTATGGCTTCCTTCACGACTTCGGGCTCCTCGATTTTCCCGCCCTTCATCGCCGCCTTCCTCGCCCCATCGACGATCCAGGCCATAACGGAAGGGCCTGCTTGCTTATACAGATAGTCGGCATAGTTCTTGATGTCGTTCTTGCCTTCGATTTTCGCATTGAAAGGTATGACGATGATTCGTCTCCACGTCCCCTGATCGATTGCCCCGACCCTGGGCAGATGGTTCGTATACAGAACGACCATATGGCTTGGGGTGAATTTGAAGGGATCCTTGTATTTCTTCTCGGCGGAGATCTCGTCGGTCGACGAAAGCTGCTTGACGACTGAAGTATTAAGTCTTGTCCCTTCTTCAAGTTCAGCTGCAATAACGAGCCTTTTACCTTTTAATTCCGCCATTTCCGGCTTGACGTTCCTTTTGCATCCGACCGTCAACGCATCCGCTGATATGGATCCGCTATAAGTTCCCAATACTTTTGATACGGTGTTCCAAAACGTGGATTTTCCGTTTCTCCCATCACCGAAGGCTATGATCAAGGCCTCCATGAGGACCTTCCCAATTGCGGCAAGCCCCACTATCTCCTGGACATAGTCGATCAAAGACTGGTCATGGCAGAAAATAATGTCCAATGCATCGAGCCAGATCTGTTTTCCCTGGTCGTTTGGCGCAACGCTGGTCTGTTTAGTAATGAGGTCCTCCGCTTTTGGCTGATACGCGCCTTTTATCCCCTTCCTCAGATCCAAAGTGAATCCGGGAACATTGATGAGATATCCATCGGCATCCAGCTCATTGACGTTATGGAGGACCATAGGCTTTGCCGCCTGAAGCGCGGAAACGATGTACTTCATGTCTCTTCTTTTCATGACGAAAGCCTTATAGACCTTTGCCGAATTGAACTTCCTGTACGCCTCAAGCTGCTTTCCTACCAGACTGCCTTCGAGCTTCTTGCCGCCGCTGAATAAGTCGGCTTCATCAATTCCCAACTCCTTTAATTCCTTGACAGCCTCATCGATTTTCGAATCGGAATCCTCCAATTGCCTATCGAGGAAATCCTCCATTACTGCCACCGCCTTCTGCTTGGATTCCTCCCAATATTGGCCGTTGTAATTCAAGTAGTCCGTCGAGTCCGTGTAAACGAGCTCTTTTCCCCTGTTGTCGATAAGGGCCTTCGCCTGGCCGATGTCGGAATAGTCGTCAGGCCAGTACGATGAGCTCCCCTGATATGAATCCGGTGCCACGTAATCAGGGTTAGACGCCACTTTTTTATAGAACTTTATCGCGCTGTTCCAAATCGTGCTGAGCTCGACGTCATCAAGAGGCGGCTCGCACTTTTCGGCTTTAGCCAGGAAAGCGTTATGTGCCTCTTCGGTATTCCCGAATCGGATAAGGACCCTTCCTGCATACTTCGACATGGTGGCATTTCGGCTTCCCTCTTTGATCTTGTCGAAGTCCTTGTCGAATTCGTCCTCATCATCCAGAAATTCGGTGAGCGTTATCTTGCCTTCGAAGTAGTCGACCTTTGGGTCTTCCGTTCCGAAGAAGAAACGTGCCGCGTCAAGGGCATTCGTGTCGAAATAGGGACACATTGAGTTAAGGTAATTCTTGAGATTCGAATATGCTTCTTGGCTCGTTATCCTGTCTATCTCGAAAAACACGTGGAATCTGGGACGGGCAGTCACTATTTTCGTTATGTTGTTGTTCTTGTCGCAGTACTTCTTGTCGATCATGTGGTGCCTGCTGTAATGGACGGCGAAAGTGACATCAGGGAATCTCTCCTTGATTGCCTCCGGAGTCAGCCACTTGCTTGAGTCGTCGGTCGTGTCATTGTCGCAGTCGACGGATAGGCAGTCGCTTTCCATGAAGTTGTCCTTGCTTCTATATCCGTCTTTGTATTTCGCGCAGACATAGTCTTTGTTTATGGCATTTCTAAGCGACTCCGCATCATGCACCTCGACTTCGTTTTTGTAGGTGCAGTTGGTTTGGTCTCCCAAGACGCCAGACTTGTAAATTTTGAACATTTGATGTTATTCCTCCTGTAAAATCTCAGCAGTTCCTTAATCTTTTTGATAAAAGCTGCATTCATAGCCATCTGCTTTAAGGCATAAGTCCCTGCACCAGTTTGGGGTTTTCGTCATCAGGGAGATGGCCTCATTGCAAGTGAGGCTTTTCGGTGCGTCTATGATGACCTCATCGTGAACATGCATGACGATGTCGTATTCGGATAAGCTGCTTATAGAGTTGCAAAGGATGTCGCGTGCTGTTCCTTGGACGATGTTCTCCACGAACTTCGGCCCATAGGATTCGATCCGTTCCCACTTCTTTGCTTCGTCGACACCCTCGTAAGTGATCTTCTCGCTTCCGTATTCGTCGATGATTATCTTCGGCTTCACGTAGGCAAGCTTTCTTTTGGAAGGGAGAGTGATGAACAGGATCCCGCTTTGAACGCTGAACAAAAGCCCATGCGTCTTTTGCGGAAGCCTGCTTTTTATGGAGTTCTTAACTGCCTTATCTACATCCCACCAGAACTGCACGATCGCCGGATTAGCCTCACGCCAGGCTTTTACCAAAGGGCTGAGTTCTTCTTGCCTAAGCCCCATGTCAAGCGCGCCCATGGCCGTTAAAGCGCCAACGCTGCCGCCGTAGCCGAGCGCAAGCTCAGCAATCTTCCCCTTCTGTCTCAATTCGCCGTTGATCCCGTGTTTTACGACGGGGACCTTGAACATCTTTGAAGCCGAGGCGCAGTAGATATCCTCGCCATTTTCAAATGCTTTCAGCCTCCAGCCTTCATGCGCATACCAAGCTATTACGCGTGCTTCGATAGCGCTGAAGTCGGCGACGATGAACTTGTTGTTTTCGCGAGGTATGAAGGCAGTCCTTATAAGCTGTGACAGAGTATCCGGGACGTCTTCATAAAGAAGCTTTAATGCTTCCATATTCCCGTCCTTCACTAGGTTTCTTGCGCTCTCCAAATCCTCAAGATGGTTCTGTGGCAGATTCTGAAGCTGGACGATTCTTCCAGAGAACCTTCCGCTTCTATTGGCACCATAGAACTGGAACATCCCATGGACCCTTCCGTCAGAGCACACGACGTTCTCCATGGCTTGGTATTTCTTGACCGATGATTTTGATAATTGCTGCCTAAGCGTCAGGACGTTGGCGATATCTCCGCCCTC